CTTGTTTACAGGTATGAATTCATTTCATATCTTGAAAGGTATTGTACTAACTTTACGTAATTTATTCTTACCAGCTATGATGTTTGAACGCACTATAGCTGTGGCGTCCATGATGCACCCAGGACTTGGTTGGCCTGGCGTTTCGCCACCGCCAAACACATCTGCTGAGGCCTCTGAACAATCTCGACTACGTCAGCTCCTGACTGGCAAATTGCCACTCGAGAGTGTTGATAAAGTCTGTTCTGTTCTTTCTGAGGCTAAAGGGAAAGCCCAATACACTCCAAAGTTGCGTAGGCGCACTCCTTTTAATTCAGCTGAGTACAACGAGAAACTTACACCTGATCAACTTCATATTCTCGCAATTGGTGATATGGCTAATGACTACCTTCGTGGTTATAAAGCCAAATACCTTGCTGAGTTACCCTTTAATGATGCTCCAGTTACTTCCTGGGCAGATGAAGTGATCGATACTGAAACGGATTGGCGGAATCACATGCGGAATACTTTCAAGACTCGTGATGCTATCCGTGCGCAGATTCAACGTGATTATTTCGTTGATGAATCGCCGGAAGATCTAGATGCTCTTGCTGATGACGTTTGGCGTCGCTTGTCAAACGAATCACTTGGAGCAAATGTTCTTGCACCACCTCCTAAGCATCCCGCATCACTCAAACGTATGCCCTTGGTTCAACCTGTGAAGTACGTTGTAGAATCTGTATTGTCTGATACAGGCCGTCATTCTGAGCACTTATTTAGCAATCAAGTTGTTATTTCATCTGTCGACGGAGAATTTTCTGGACATGGTGTTATGCTTAATGATTCTTTGGTTACATTAGAACACGTTACGCATGACATGCCCAATTTTTCTGTTACATATGATGATATGATCTTTGATGTCGTTAATCAACCGTCACTTGTTATTCCAACTGACGGTCCAGACAACTTTGTTGTTTATTCTGCTCATTTTTCAGGGTGTAAGTCACTTAAACTTAAGAGTGTTCATGATCCGACGATTGTTGATGCTTGCATTCTCAATCGTAAGACCTTCGAGCTTTCTACCGGCAAAATTGTCCATATTGAACATGATATTATACAACACACCATGAATACCCTTCCTGGGTATTCTGGTGCTTTGATAGTACAAGGTTCATATGTTGTCGGTATGCATTGTGCTGGTGGTACCACTGAGAATACTGCATTGTCTCTTGCACCCGTTCTGAAATTTTTTCGTGAACAAAATGCCAAGAACAATGTATCCCAAGTTCCAATTCCCTCCACTAGCACCGCTCGACCTACGCACCAAGAACGGTACATTAAGAAATATCGTCCGCTCGCTTCCCGTGTCATTTCGGCGCCCGTGTCTGCTACAGTTGCACACGGGAAAGCCGTTGCCTCGGAATAAGTTACAAGATCTTGCACTATATCCATCGCCCAAACAGTTCACTCCTGCGCCAGTGGATATGGTGTCCTTGTACAATGGTGCGCTTAAATATGATCACTCTTATGCAGTTCTTTCCCATCGTGAATTTGATCTCTTATTTCAGTGGCTTGACCGATATTATGGGATGGCTTTTGCTGCTGCTGAGGTCCTTACACCTCAAGAAGCTCTATTGTTTCTTGACCGTGATAAAGCAGCTGGCCCACCGTTTAATCGGATATATGGTCCAACGAAAGGTCAAGTCATCGATGGTTTATCCACCATCGGTGATCCTGCTGATCTTCTGTTGCAGCATTTTGTTACATATGCACCTTATATTGAATCGACTCTCAAGGTTAACGATCTTCGTCCTTCAGGGAAAGATTCCCGATTCTTCTGTGGGGCTCCTATACAAGTCATCCTCGTAGGATTGATGTTATGTGCCAGTGCGAACGAGAATATCATGTCTCAGCATTTGCGAATGTCTATACGCGGCGGGGTTTCTACACCCGGTCCCGGTATGCTTTCGTTTGTGCGATCATGGTATCGCTGGGCTGGCAACATTTACTGTTATGATGGTGCCCAGAATGATGCACATTTTGCTATTGTTCTGGCTCGTCTCATCTACAATCTACGTCTGAAGTATCTTCCGTCCGAGTATCATTCTCTG